TTGAGATGAACGACGTTGATCCCAAGACGGGGGAGCCGGTCGTCATGGTCCGCACGCCTGAAGAGGCGGTGAAGCGGATGAAAGAATTGCCCGAGGTATGGGGCAACCTGTTCAAGTCCGGTGTTGTGAGCGGCATCGGAAGTGGTACGGCTACTGGCGGCCAGATGCCGGGAGGCGGTCGGGTTGACGTGCGGAAATTGACTCCGCAGCAATACCGGGAACTCCGAGAGAAGAACCCTGAAGCTCTTGGATTGAGACCGAAGCGTCACCGCTAAGGTTCAGGGGTTTCGTCACTGACTGAACATAGACGTATTGTGCGTCTACCGTAAACCCTTTGTGGAGACATCAAAGATGAAGTCCCTCTATCTGTGCAAGGCCCAGGTCGCCTGCTTCGCCAATGACAACGATGCTTTCATCCCCGAGTTGTGGGCGCAGGAAGGCTTGGCGATCCTGGAAGAGAACATGGTTATCGCTAATCTTGTTCACCGCGATTTCGAGGATGAGGTTCGCAATTTTGGCGATGTTGTGAACATCCGGCGTCCGGGTCAGTTCCGCATCAGCCGCAAGAAGGACGGAACCACTCTGTCTCAGCAAGACGCGAGCGCGACCAATGTGCCCGTGCCGCTGGATCAGTGGTTCTATACCTCGTTCGTCATCAAGGACGGCGAGGCCAGCAAGGCGTTCCAGGACTTGGTTGACATTTACCTTCGTCCCGGTATGCAGTCTATCGCCCGTGCGGTGGATCGTGCCGTGTTGGGTCGTGTTCACAATTTCATTCGGACTCCGGCGAAGCGTGCTGGTCGGCTCCAGAATCTTACCTCCACCAATAGCAAGGACTTCTTGCTTGAGGCCCGTGAGATTCTGAACGTCAACAAGGCCCCGCTGGATGGCCGGTGTTTGGTTCTGGCTCCTGCCAGTGAAACCGCTCTCTTGAAGAACGATATGTTCATCAAGGCCAACGAGCGCGGTGATGGTGGGACAGCCCTGGAAAATGCCACTCTTGGCCGTATCTTGGGCTTTGAGACCTATATGGATCAGAACGTCAACTACATGGCTTCGAGTTCTGAGGTTGCTGCTGGCACCCTTGGGGCCGACTATGCGGCTGGCACAACTGGTTCTCTCACCGTGGCTGTCGCTGATTACGATGCTCTCAACTGCTGGGTGAATCTGGAAGGCAACGACCAGCCCACCTACTGCACGGCTCGTACTCTCGGTGGCGATGGTGGCGATGACACAGTTGCAATCACTCTGAACGAGGCCCTCAAGTACGCGGTCGCTAACGGCGACGTTGTGACCGTCTACAAGTCGTGCGCCGCGAAGGGTGCCTATGCTGCTGGTCACAGTGAGGCCGTTGTGGTTGACGGCTGGACTGTGGCTCCGGCGGTTGGGCAAGTGGTTGCTTTCGGGACTGGTGGGAGTCGTCGGGTCTACACTGTGATCGAAAGCTGGTTGTCGGCAGATGGTGAGCAGTCCTTGATTCTGGATCGCCCGCTGGAAGTGCTTGTGGCTGACAATGACAAGTGCTATCCGGGTCCGGCCGGAACGCTTAACATGGCGTTCCACCGCGATTCGATCGCGCTGGTCACACGGCCCCTGGCTGTGCCGAATAACGTGCTTGGCGTGATGAGCCATGTCGGCGCGTATAATAACATTGCCATGAGGGTGTCGATGCAGTACGACATCCAGGAAGGTGGCACTGTGGTCAACTTGGACATCCTGGCCGGTGTTGCCGTTCTGGATCAGAATTTGGCCGTGGTGTTCCTCGGCTAACCCTGGCTGAAGTTGTTTGCAAAACCCTTCCGGAGCAATCCGGGAGGGTTTCTATCACGTCAAGAATCTGGAGGCCAAACAATGGATTTTGTAGTTGTTTTGGAAGTGCTGAAACAGTTTGGCCCTCTTGTTCTTGTGGTCGCTTTCTTCTTGTGGCAAGGATGGGTGCGTGAATGTCGTTCGACAAAACGCATTGAAAGATTGGAAGATGAACAGAAGAAAGTGCTTTTTCCGTTGGTAGAAAAGTGTGCTTCGGTGATTGCTCGAAATACACTTATTATGCGACGGTTGGAGCGGGCAATGGATGAACGATGGTCATGTAAGACTTGTCCAAAGCCACCTTGTTCTGAGCAAGCGTAGTGAGGTTTGTCATGTTGCCGCATCAATACTTTCTCAATCGCCAGATGCAAATGGCGTTGTATGCGTTGAAGAGGCAATATGGCGGTCCTATTATTGTCTACAAATTGCTGAGTTCAGAGGTTGACCCGCGAACCGGAGAAGCGACTGTTCATACACTTGCCACCCGCGTGAAACGGGCAGTTGTGTTGCCCGTAATGGTCACAAGAGAAGCCATACGAAACATCTCTATTGTCTCGGCTGATAAGCAGATGGTGCAGGGAGGGGCTTTTGAGACTGGACGGCGGGTGTTCATTATCGACAGACGGGATGCCAGAGGTCTTGTGATTAGTCACGATGACTGGCTGGTGTGGAACGGCAACAAGTATCAGTTCGAGAAGATTGAAGAAATGGAGTTTGACTCGGGCTGGATAATCAATGCCAAGTTGTTGGTTGGCGAGACTGATGATGAAACGGCAGGGCAGACGGTAGGTGCGTCTGATACCGTGGAGATCACGTCTGAAGCGGTCGGTGAGGTGTAATATGCCTGCAAATCCCAACTGGGCTCGCTGGATTTTTGCCTCACTCGCTGACTACTTGAAGAAGGTTGCCACGGACAATCAGATTGTGGCTTTGGTTGAAGGTGTGGATGATTGCATCGGTGCGATCATGCAATCGGAACATATCGAGATCGCTGTCACTGGCCCCTTTTCCCGTGAACTAAGTCGAAACTACTACCAACTGAAGGTTGGGGTTCGTATACTGATTCAGAGTCGGATGGATAAGCCTCCGAAGAATCGGTATTCTCCGCAACGCCTGGCTGGTATTTACCACGAGGCATTGGATGCTGTCATTGCGGTGTATCGGTATGGAAATGAGAGCGGCGACGATCAGACCTTACTTGGTTGCTTGTCCCCGTTGAACGGTCGAAATGATGCTGTCCGTGTGTTTAACTTTGGTCAGCATACTCCAGTAGATCGTCTTCGGCAGTCGATGGTTGACTGCTGGTACGTGATGGAATTAACGAACAACGAATAGCCTAAGAGAGGAGAACTCACATGGCAAGAATTGAACTCCGTGACTGTATTATCCGGTTCAAGGATGGACTGAGCGGTACTGGGGCAGTCAATGAACCTGTCACACCTCCGGCTCAGGATGATACCGATTTCGACATTGACACAATCGTGTTGAATACGGCAGACATCGATCTGATTCCGGTTGGCGCACGTTTCACTGTTGTTGGTGAGACGGCTGCTGATACTGTTCATACTGTGACCGCCCGGACACCGACTGGTACCAGTCCGACAACCAACATCGTCTTTGCGCCTGCCCTTGGGGCCGGCACATATCTTGACGGAGCGGTTGTGACGTTCCTTTCGCAGCAAATCGAGATTAAGGTGGGCGATGGCAACATTACCTATACTGAGCACCGGAATTACGAGTATATGCTTGACCGGGGCGATCTTGATACAGTGCGCGAGGGTGATGAAGTCCCGCTTGATGTGAAGCTGGAATGCACTTACGAGCATATTACAACGGGTACGTCGGAAGACATCAGCCCGATGGATGCTCTGAAGGGCATCGGTGAAGCAGAGGAGTGGGTTAGTTCGGCCAGCGATGCGTGCGAGCCGTACGCTATCGACGTGGAAGTTGAGCATCTTCCGCCATGCGGCGGGGCGCAGAAGGAAATCACTGTGTTTCCAGACTTCCGGGCTGAAACGAAGGAAATCAACTTCAAGGAAGCGACCATTGCGTTGACCGGGAAGTGCAACGTCATTGAACCGACTGTCACACGCGAAGATCAGTAAGAGGTGAAACATGGCGCGTATTGAACTCCGAGATTGTACCATCCGATTCAAGGATGGTTTTGGTGGGGCGGCTGCGGTCGATGACACGTCGATTGCAGACGGCAACACCACATTGGAGATTGATAGCGTTGCCAATCTCACAAATCTGACTTCGATTGTGCCGGTTGGTGCGCGATTTCAGATCGCCAGTGTTGAAGAAACCTACACGGTGACGGCGCAGAATGCCAACGAAAAGCAGACGGTTGTAATCGACGCTGACGGTGGAACCTATACCTTGAAATTGGGCGCTACCGGCGACCCCACTGGCAACATTGCGTATAACGCAGATGCCGCTGCTGTTCAAGCGGCATTGATTGCCACCGATGATTTTGACACCGGGGATGTGGTGGTTAGCGGCACGAATCCCAACTTCGTGGTTCAGTTTACCGGCCAATATGCCGAAACGAACGTGGCTTTGCTTGTGGCGGATACGACGCTTCTCACGAAGGATGGCGGCGCAGGCACCGTGGTTATTACTCAGGTTCGCCCTGGTGGAACAACTTGGGAGTTGACATTCTCCCCGGCATTGGAAGCAGATGAACCACCTGATTTGCCTGTGAATGGTGCTGTCATTACTTTCCTTTCGCAGCAAATCGAGATTAAGGTGGGCGATGGCAACATTACCTATACCGAGCACCGGAATTACGAGTATATGCTTGACCGGGGCGATCTTGATACGGTGCGGGAGGGAGACGAAGTGCCGATGGATGTGAAACTAGATTGCACTTACGAGCATATCACTACGGGAACGTCAGAAGACATTAGCCCGATGGATGCTCTGAAGGGCACTGGTGAGGCTTCGGGTTGGGTCAGTTCGGCTAGTGATCCGTGTGAACCCTATGCCATTGACATTGAAGTCGAGCATATTCCGCCATGCGGCGGGGCACAGAAGGAACTTACTCTCTTCCCGGATTTCCGGGCTGAGACGAAGGAAATCAACTTCAAGGAAGCCACAATCTCGCTCACTGGCAAGTGCAATGTCATTGAGCCCGTTGTGACGCGCGAAGATCAGTAGTTTGGCGAGTTTTGCACCGGTGCCGGTTGCACCCGGCACCGGTGATTTTCCTACCGAGGAAACAAGAGGGAGAATGAACCATGAAGATTGCTGGTATTGATCCCAAGTCGCTGTGCAACGAGTGTGTGCTGGTGCTGCCTCGTGGCGACAGTCAGATTGTATTCCGTGCCATCGGGCTTCGGGATATGGAAGAGTTCAATAAGGTTTGTCCGCAACCACAGCCACCGGGAAAACGGACACGCGACGGCTTTATTCCAAACACGAATGATCCCACGTATCAACAGGTGTTGACGGAATGGGGCAAGAAGCGATTTGGTTATATGTTGGTTAAATCGCTGGAGCCGACTGAGATTGAGTGGGATACGGTCAGCCTGTCTGATCCGCGTACTTGGACTCATTGGGAAGATGACTTGCGCAATGGCGGTCTCTCCCAGATCGAAGTCAACCGCGTGGCGGCTTTGGTGTTGGAAGCCAATGCACTGGACGATGAGAAGTTGTCGAAGGCGCGCGAGGTTTTTCTTCATGGTCAGGAAGCCAATCAGCAAGAATCCTTTGGCCCAGCTACCGAACAGGTGAGTACGCAGTCTGGCGTGCTTGTGAAAGGCTAGGAATCTTGCCGCCGGGCGTTAATCCGGTTTGGGATGATAATGGCGTTGAGATGCACGCACTCATTATTGCTTACAATCAGACACGCGAATATGATGAAGATGAACGGGCAGTCAAACTAGCCGGCGGCAGCATGTCTCCGCCGGCTAGGCCAACGCAAGAACCCAGGCCGAAGCGCAGAAAATCCTGACCAAATGCGGAGGGGCCAATGAAGTTTACCGGTAAACTTGTCGCCCCGCGAATCAATCTGGAAGCCTATAAAGAGGCGTTGCATAAGGCGCTGGAAGAGGCATTATCGCAAGCCTGTGACTTGTGGTTGAATGCCACTGTGGATGCTACAGTGCCGGTGTGGAGTGGAGCGTCTCGGGCAACTTTTCTTCACCTTGCGAATAAACTTGGCCGTCCTATTGATATTGCCCCAGTGGTTGAAAGCCGCATGGGACAAGGGTTGGCTGAGGGAGGGGCGAAGTGGGAGACTGATAAAGAAAAGGGCTTGTATTTCTTTGAGTATAGCACGACGCTATGGTGGTTGATTGTGAATGAGTATCACGATGCCACTCAATGGGGAATCCATCTCAAGACTCCAGGGCCGTATATGTTTCAAGTGAAGGGACAAGCGGCTTTCAAGCACTTTGCGAATCAAGTCGAGTTGCCTTCGGTGGTGGGTAGTATCAAGCGGGTAACTGTCAAGAAGTTCGGGTAGACTCATGGCTGATGAAATCATCAATAAACTGGGGTTTGACGCCAGTGACGCCATCGCTGAACTAGGGAAACTAGACCAGGCATTGTTGGATTTTGAATCCAAGATGCAAGGCGTCAGAACGACCATGCAACTGTGGAATCGTCAGGCCGGCCGCGTGGTCAATGCGATGGTTCAGATTGAGAAGAGGGGCATGATGGCTTCTCAAGCTGTCTTAGCTCTTCAGCAAGCCTTGCACGAGGCCGCTGGCATAACTGTGCCGACGCCAGGGGCCGCTCCTGTCGCCCCAGGGGCCGCGCCGTCGGGCACGCTTACTGTTCCGCCCACTGTTCCGCCCACCACTGTTTCGGCGATCAATGCTGCCAAGGATGCCACAAGAAAATGGACCATGAGTTGGGAGACGATGGTTCGTGTTGTGGCGACTCAGTTGATCGTGCGCATGATTAGTCAAGTGCGCGATGTGATGCAGGATGCCATCAAAACAAATATCGACTATAGCCGATCTTTGGCTCTTATTAAGACGATTGAGCCAGGACAATCACTTCAACAGTTTAGCGATGCCGTCCGAAGATTGTCGGATGCGATGAATGTTCCAATCATGGATGTTTCTCAAGGCTTGTATGATGTTGTATCGCAACAGGTTGAGGGAGCCGAAGCACAGCAAGCTGTGTTAAAGTCGGCTTTGGAGTTTGCCAAAGTCACTGGCACTAGTGCAGCGGATGCTGTGCAGTTGTTGACTAGCACGATGCACGCTTTTGGCAATACCACGGATGATGTTGACTCGATTGCATCGCGGTTCTTTCGCACCATTGACATTGGTAATGTCACGGCCAAAGACTTCATTGTGAGTTTTGGTCGCGTGGCTCCGGTTGCCAAGGAAATGGGTGCTTCACTTGAAGAAGCTCAAGCAGCTTATGCTGTCTTGACGCAGAAAGGTGTGCGCGCTGAAGAAGCGGCCACACAGATTGCCGCTACCTTCACGGCTTTCATCAAACCATCTGAAGACATGGCGAAGGCGCTGCGCAAAATTGGCGTCTCTTCAGGTGAACAAGCCATCAACGCCTACGGCTTCATGGGGGCTATCCAAAAGGTCATTCAGACAACGGATGGTTCCGCCGATTCAATGGGCAAATTGTTCCGCAATGTGCGTGCTTTGCGCGACATCTTTGCATTGGCCCGAGATGGTGGTGAGGCATTCGAGAAGGCTCTGAAAGAGATCATGGAAACCTCGCGTGGCGAGGTGCGGTCGAAGTTCGGGGAGATGATGCAGACGGATGCCGAGAAGGTTTCATCGGCGATGAATCGCATCAAGAATGCGATTACCGTAGACATCGGCGGGACGTTAGTGCGTACCCTCGCAGGTATTTTTAACTTTGCTCCGGTTGGTATTTTTATTGGTGCTCTCAAAGGGGCTGTGGTTGTTGTTGGTGTTACCATAGGAGCGGTAGCTTTGCTGGGCGGTGCTATGCTGCTGTTTACTGCGAATGCAAAGTTAGCAGCCGTCAGTAATAGTCTTTTTAATACCAGTCTTTTCACAGGCAAAAAATACGCGACAAAGGCAGCGGCTGGCGCTCGTGGACTTTGCGCTTCACTGGCACAATTAGCGGTTTTGGCGGTGGCTGCTTATTTTACTCTTCAAATGCTTAATGACGAGTATCTAAAGATGTTGCAGGCACCCCAGAAGAAATTTCGTGAACGATACACACGAGATGTGGAAGATTTTCGAGAGAAGGAGTTGCAAAAGGTAGATATTGCCAAGGCAAAGAATGACAAGATTATTCAACAAGCGCACGCTCAGGTGGCACTGATTCGACGGAGTTACTTCCGGCAATTGGATGAGGCAAAGGAAACTAATGAGGCAATGGTTGCAGATGCCAAGTCAACTCTTGGTCGTATTGTTGATGTCCATAAAAAATATGCGGCTCAACTGCGTCAAGTTGCTTTGACAGCAAATAAACAGATTCAGGACTCTCAGAAGCGAGAGTATGACGTGTCGATGCAACTTGAAGACGCACGCTTCAAGTTCCGTACTGAACGATACAATGAAGCTACTGTTCAGATGCGGATGTATGCCAAGAGGGCAGATGAACTTGCAGCGGAAGCAAGTCGCGCATTGGCTAGAGCCGCAACACCTGAAGAAGCGGCTCGGGCGCTCGAAATTTTCAACCGTGCGAAGGCGGCGGCTCAAGAGGCAGCGTCGATTGCCGGTCAAACAGGAGATGTCCGCGATAAGTTTTGGGCTGAAAAGGCGATTGAGGAGGTTCTACAGCGTCAGATTAGGGCTGAACGAGAGTTTCAATCAACACAGGCTCGCACAGCGTCAGATGCGGCTCGGGCGGCAGCGGCTCAAGGTGCCAAGGCTGAGAAGCTGAAGCAGTTGATGAAAGAGATTGTGGAAAATCTCAATCTCTTCACAAAGAAGGGTGAACCTCTGCCAGCGGAGGAACGTGCTAAGAAGTTACAGGCCGCGTCCAAAGCTATGGCAGATTTTTGGGCCGAGGCTTTTGGCGCGCCTGGAAAACCGATTGATATTAGTAAGTTGATACAGTTTGAGACGCTTCAACGGCGTCTTCAGACTGAATTGGAAGCTGGCGTCAGTAGGGCTGAGCTTGGTCAATTGGCAGACTTGCCAAAGACAATGGCTGATGTGGAGACAAAAATTCGGGGAACTGTTGCTAATCTTGAGAAAGCGCTTACAATTCTCCCGGATGCTGTGAAAAAATTTCTTCCTAAAGATTTTAAGTTAATGGATATTGGCGAGCAACTTCAAGAGATTGATAGTGCCATTGATACTTGGAGTCATGCAGCAGATGCCGCTCAACGGGGTGCCGTAGCCAATGCGGAGACGTTTTTATTGCTTCAGAAGAAGCAAGAAGAAATGGCGGGTATTGCGGCTGTTACGGCCTCTAGAATCTCGCAATGGTATCAGACAGTACGCGGTTTTTTGGGTACTATTCCCAAAAGGTTGGGCCCCAGATGGTATACGTTTCCGATACACTTGCAGCAGGAGGCGGTGAATCTTGCTCGTTTTAATCAACAGGTCGATTACCTTTCGCGGTCTACGACTGTGACTATGGAGATGTGGAAACAGTTGCGTGACCGTATTGCTGAGGCTCGGAGAGCACAAACCGGTGCCAAACCAGTGGCGTGGACTGATCTTGAACGTCGTTTGGAGGTACTTCGGGAAATTATCAAGTTGCGGGAGAAGGAACGACAGGAAGCACAGCGCCCTGCTGGACCGACAGTTAAAGAGGCAAATCAAGGAATGCAACAGCTTGAGGATCGGACGCGCAGGGCTCAGGAAGCCACTCGTGATCTTGGTGGAACCAGTGCAGCTACCGATCAACAGTTGTCTCAACTTGATGTTCCAACAATGGACCCGTCTGGTCTCTACAGTATTGAAGGAGCGTTAGATTGGATTGTTATGAGTGCATATAATGCTGTCTCAGCTTTGTATGCAGTTCAGGCGGCAGCTATGTCTGCGGAGAAGGCTGGTGAGGGTGCTTTGGCATCTCGTGGAGGGAAGATGCGCCACCTCGCAGCAGGCGGTAATGTGGGCACGGATGTGATTCCGGCGATGTTATCGCCGGGTGAATTTGTGATGAGCGCCTCAGCAACGAGGAAGTTTGCCTCTCAGCTTGTGGCGATGAACGCCGGTGTTCGGCCCACTTTCCGTAGCGAGGGCGGGAGCGTCACGAACATTGGGGACATCAACGTGACAGTACGAGGCGGCGATACTGGCCGCCATACGGCTAGAGACATCGCCGCCGAGTTACGACGCGAACTCCGGCGCGGTACAGCAACCCTTTAAGAGAGGATTGATTCCATGATTTCGCGTATTCAACTCCGGGAAAGTGCCTCTTGTGAGGTGGTCCGCGCCCCGAAGCAATCAGCGGACAAGGTTGGCGTGCATGGCGTGTTTCATGTCGAACACTGGCGCGCTGGCAAGTTGATTGGCAAGTATGAGATTCCTAATCTCATTGTCAATCAGGGTAAGAACCAACTGCTTGATGTGATGTTTCATGCCGCCACGCAGATCACCACTTGGTATCTGGGCCTGGTGGACGGTGCTGGCTCGCCTTCAGTGGCCGCCGGTGACACTTACGCTCAGATCAATGGGACCAACGGTTGGGATGAGTTCACGTCCTATGATGAGGCAACTCGTCAGGAGTGGACTGAAGGTGCGGCTGCCAGCCAGTCGATTACCAATGCCAGCCCCGTGGTGTTCACCATTTCGGCAACTGGTACGGTCTACGGTCTCTTTCTGGTGGGCGGCGGAACGGCCCCATCCACGAAGGGTGACAATGCTGGTGGCGGCACGCTTTGGAACGCGGTCCAATTCACCAGTGGCTCGGTGGCCGTCGTGGACAATGACCAGTTGAAGGTCACGTATACTGTGAATGCGTAGGTGACTACGTAGTAAGCGTACTCTCCCTCGCCAAGGCCGGGCCGGAGCCTTTACCGGCTCTGGCTCGGCCTCTTTCTCATTTTACGGGGTGTAAACATGCTTCTCTGGATCGAAGGCTTCGAGGGGATGGGCGTCACGGATAACGCTGCGCCCGCACCGTCTGGGGTAGTGGCACGCAAGTATGTTAATGTATTGCAGGTGCCTTATCAATATCTTATGGCAGGTCGCACGGGCGGCCATTGCTTGGAGATGCGCGGCTGGGGTGGATTCTCCACGCCTGCGCTTACTACCAATGCGACATTGGTAGTTGGTTTCGGTTATTATTTTACAGCCATTGCTAATGGTCGAATCATGTCGCTGTATGATGGGACAACTGAAGGTATCAATCTTCGTCTGGAGACCACTGGCGAGCTTGCGATTTATCGGGGAACAACATTCTTGGCGCGGACGGCGGGGCTTGGTTTACTGAATGCGACGTGGCATTGGATCGAGATGAAGGTTTACTGCCACGATACGGCGGGGACTTACGAGGTACGTGTTGGCGGCGTCAATAGGCTCAGCGCAAGTGGGATAGATACAAAAGCTGGATCAAATGCCTACCACAACATCGTGACGGTTCCGTCCCTAAGCCTCAACAGCGTGCGCTATGACGACATCTACATCTTGGACGGGTCCGGGGCGGTGAACAACAATTTTCTTGGCAATATGAAAGTTGTTGCTGTTTTTCCTAATGGAGATGTGAGTGGTTATACGGATTGGACGCCGAGTGCGGCGGCAGATCATTACACTTTAGTAGACGAAAATCCTACTAATGATAATACGGATTATGTGGAGTCATTGACTATTACAGATCAAGACTTGTGGGATTATGAGGCGGCTAGTAATCTTGGGACGATTGCAGGTATTCAGATTAACACGGAAGCGCGAGTCACGGATGCTAATTCATTTACGCTCAAGACTCTTGTTAAATCGGATACTACAGAGAATACAGACGCAGGCCAATCAGTGTCTTCTATCAGTTATACGACATTTCACCGAATCGTTGAGCAAGACCCACATCTTAGTGCGGCTTGGACATTAACTACGCTTAATGCTGCTCAGTTTGGTGTAGAGGTGGGCTAATGCTTTGCGTCACTCGTCAACAAGTTGAAACACTTGCCTCCGGCATCGGTGAGGTGCGCGTTACGCGGCAGGTTGTGGAGGCTCTCGCCGCTGGAATCGGTAAAGCGCGCGTTACGCGGCAATTTGTGGAGGTTTTGTCTACAGTGGCTTCACCTCCTATCGAGGTGGAGGCTACTTCAACTTTATCATTGAGTGAAGAGGCAAATCGAGAGGTTATTCTTGGTTATGGAGTAACTGATACTTTAAGTCTGACTGAGGCAGCAAATCGCATTTTTGTTGTCTCGGATACTTTGGATTTGAGTGATTCGGCTATCCGAGTCATTATTAAATCCTGTATTGATACTCTGATACTGGCTGAAGAAGCCACACTTGAAGTTCCCCACTTCGCTGTTGATACCCTGAGTTTGACGGAGGATATAGCCCGCGAGGCAATGGAGTTTTTGCGGTCGGTTGCCGAAGACATTATTCTGGGCGAGGTGATTGATCTCGGACTGGTTAAGATTTGCAGGAAGAACGAGACAATCATACTGTCTGATGAAGCCACCTTCGACTTGATTAAGCCGGCAGTGGACATTCTGGTGGTGACTGAACACGCCGTTGTGGATCGTGTTCTGGTTTGCATCGACACATTGAGTTTGACGGAGGGGATTTCCGTTGAAATGGTATGGATGCGACCGGCAGATGAGTCACTTAGTCTTACTGAACAGGCGGGGGTAAACAAAGAGGTACTTCGGGATGCTGCCGACACTCTAGTTGTTACGGAAGCCAATGTTGCCCATTACTGCAAGGTTGGCATTGATGACATCTCTTTGACGGATGAAGCCGGTTTCATTATTGTCAAGTGGGGCGCAGATATTCTTAGTCTGATTGAGGATGCGGGTCGAGCCGGTAGTGAGTATGGTCGCAAGAGGATTGAGACTCTTGCATTATCGGATAGTGCTACAGGTGTCAAGCAAAAGGACAAGTCGGCCAGTGAGTCGCTTTCGCTGGGCGAGAGTGCCACTGGTATTCGGGAAGTTGTTGGAAGTGCCACGGAGAGTTTGTCGTTGTCTGAGGTAGTGGATGCGGCCAACGTCCGAAGTGCCTTTGATACCTTGACCTTATGGGAGACTCCGGGATATACAAGCAATCGCCAGTTTGCGAATGATGAATTGATTGATTTGGCAGAGTTGGCAGAGTCGGGTTTCATTCGCTATCGAGATGCGGTAGATAATGTCGCCCTCAACTTGACTGAAAAGGCATATCCAGGGTTTCGACGCCTTTCGGCTGCCGATCAGTTACAAACGGTCCACATCGACTATGATCCGATCACGTATGAAGAGATCATTACGTATGAGGGTCTTCGGGATAGTGCTACTTACTACCTGATTCCGGCAACACCGCGACCGGCCGTTGATGCAATTTTCTTTGGTGAGCAAGCTACCTGCATCAAGATCAACTACAACGCCATTCCAGAATCGGCGGATGATACGTTGGTGATGTCGGATGCGGCCTACCTGGTCACAACAGGAGCCGCTGTGGATGTACTGTCGGCAACGGATGCTGCCGCAGTCATTAAGTCCAGTTTGTTTGCGGATGAATTGGACTTTACGGAGGAAGCTGAAACCACGGTGATACGGAATAGCTTGGGAGCCAGTGATACACTGACTCTGGGCGAGGCGGTGCTGTGGTACAATGTCTTGGAAGACTATCTCTGGGTCTATCACCCATTTGTCGGGACTGGACCTGACACGAATCCTGAACCACCTCCCAGTGAATTGGAAGGGCCGATTCCAGGGATCACAGAGTTCAAGTTGCTTTATCCATCAGTTGGACCGTTTACTGACACACTTATCCTGCGTGCTCCGAAACTTGGCAACCGAGATCGGTTGCAAATGAATCGAGTGAGCCGCGAGACGCGGGGCGGCACCTTGATTGTGTATGCTGACCCCATGTGGCCGAAGGTGCAGACTTTGGCACTGAACTTTTCAGGTTTGACGTGGGCGGAAGCTAGTGGTCTTCACACCTTCATGGACGCACATCTTGGGATGGAGATTGGGATGCTGGATTGGGAACACCGATTCTGGAAAGGAATCTTGATGAAACTTGATGACCCGATTGTTCAGGATGGTCCTGGATGCAAGTATTCAGTCGGGTTTGAGTTTGAGGGCGAAATGGCGACCTACAACCCATAAGAGGTGTAGCATGTTTCGGATGGAAGCGCCGTATCCGATATTGCAGACGTTGACCGTCATGCCAAATCCGCAGTTTTCCGATCAGGAGACAAACCTGAATACGGTCTCGCGGAAACTGGCGATGGATGGGACGCGCTACACCTACGTGAAACGACGGGTTCGGCGGAAGATGCTCTGGTCATTTCGATTGTCTCGCAATAAGGCGCTTGAAGTGCGGGCATTCTTCATGTCCTACTTTGCCTCGAAGATTCGGATTACCGACCATCGGAACCGTGTCTGGCTTGGCTACTTCACGAGCAATCCATTTGAGTTTGATACGCCGAGTCGAGCGGCCCCGGCTATTAGTCCGATGCCCAAGGGAGAGACTCAGACTATCGACATTGAGTTTGAGGGGGAGGAACAGTAATGCGTACCATTTCTCCTGAAGGTTTGGCGAAATTGGCGCAGACGCATGGGAATGAACCTATCATCCTCTTGGAGGTTGATTGGCGGGAAGGGTCTACACCATGTTGGTATGCTGACCGCGATGTTGAAGAGATTTCAGGTCGCATCCTGACTGTCGGTGGCATGGATAATGTTGTCGGTGTCTCCTCGAATAACACTTCTCAGTCTCTTGAGATTGTGTTGGACGACACAGATGGTAGCATCAAGACCATTATGGATGGAGCCGACGTGCATAAACGAACGGCCCGAGTCTACCAGTGGTTTCAAGGTTTGGACCTGGATGACAAATTCTTATTGTTTGCTGGCAAGTTGAGTTCGCCAATTACTTGGGATGAGCGCGAACGGACAGTTTCTTTTACGATCATCTCACAACTTGAAGACAAGGAAGTTGGTTTCACACCGGAAGAGGGTGATTTTGATTGGCTGCCGGCCGGCATGGTTGGGAAGACCTGGCCGTTGATTTTTGGGACAGTCATGGATTGTCCGGCACTCCAGATTAACGAGGCAGTTACGGGCACCACGCTTAGCGGTGTTGGTGTCATTGAGGGTTGGATGCTTCAATCATCAATGCCACTATTTAGTAATGGAACTAATGCCGATTCCAGTGTTGCTGTGTCGCTTGCGTTGATTTTGGCTCAGATAAGCACACTTTGGTGTGCAAAATATTGTTGGAATCTTGATAGCCGTAAGCAGAGTGAGATTCTTGACCAGATCAATGGATTGGAGCATCAACGTGGTGAAATTATATTTAGTGCCCTGCAACAAGCAGCTTGTGCGAGTTGGCAGCGCAGCAAACAACTCGCTGATGCTACGGCTCATGGTTTAGGCCCTAATCCAATCCAGGTACTTGGAGGGGAAGACTTCCCGCAGAATACAGTTCTTACGATTGAGATAAATGGTGCTCTCTTTGTTGGCTACTTTAGTGGCACCAATTTTCACATCACGAGTCGATCATGGCCGGAGGGATTGGAGGAGGCCCAGAAACAGAAGGAAGATCGGGATGAGACGTGTTCAGGGGGAGATGGAGAGCGTTGTCAAGAGTATGATTATCGGTATGATGTACCGTGTCATTGCGGCAATGATTTTTTTAGAGATTGTCTTTGTCATTTTAATGGATGGATATGTCAAACTCAAGGTCGTGCTTCTCGTATTTCAGATGATCCAGTTGTACAACAATTCTGGGCCGAACCAGGGGCGACGGTGCGCATCTATAGTGATGAACCGATCACCTACTTCGTGTCGATTGTTCCAGGAACGGTGCTTGCGGTACGAGCCTACAAACAATTCACAGGGGAGCGACGGTTGGTAGATGTTCCGGCCAGTTACTATACAGTTCAGACTGTCTGGTACGGCACTCTTCAAGTGGTTCAGATTGTGTGCCACAAACCGTTGAGTTCTTACAAGGATCAAGGTTACACTGATGACTTGTATGTAACTTTCCAATCGTCTGTTGGGCCGCACATCATCGACATCTTGATTTATCTTATCAATACATATACGGATTTGACGTATGATGTGACATCATTCACGGCGGTGCGCACTAAGTTGAATCCTTTTCCGGCGAACTTTCCGGTTCTTGAACGAAAGAATGCAGTGGGGGTACTTCAGGACATCGCATATCAAGCTCGGTGTGCCTTGTGGATCAGCAACGGGGTCTTTTACATCAAGTATCTACCCGAGGAACCGACGGCCGTTGCTACGATTACGGAAAGTGATATTGACGCTGAGAAAGGAATCACGACGGAGTTGACGACGACGGAAGACATTGTGACGAAGATGAAGATTAAATGGCGCATGAGTTGGTCGCCAGGTCAGACGGATCGTGAAAAGGACAAGAGTGAGAAATACATCATTCTGCGTCACAATGTCAATCGCTATGGGATTCAGGAGGAAGAAAAGGACTTCTACATCTATAATCAACCAGATAGCATTTACAAGTGTGCGACATTCTGGTTGATTCGGAAGTCGAATACCTGGAAGCGAATCAAGTTTAGCACCTTTCTTCACAAGTTGAATCTGGAGACATTTGACTGTGTGACTCTGAACTTCAGTCATCCTTATGTGGCGACTGGTTCAGTTAAGGCACTTGTTGAGAAGGCTAGCTACAATTCTGACACGAATCAGATTGACTTTGAGTGTCTGGTGCCGATTAAAGCCGGCCAGATGACGAAGTATAACTGGTTCTGGCCGGCTGGACTTCCAATCTCATTAACATGGCCGCCGCCGGATGAGATTGCTGCTGGTGATGCTGGTGGGGATGGAGTGGGAATGGGTGCGGGCGGAGTCTTACCGATTGGCTACTTCAATCCTGATGGCGATGATAATGTGATTGTAGGTGGTCACAATGTTGTTTTTCGGCCGCATAGTGATTGGGGTGATAGTCGGCCTACGGATGTTGGTTTCTCGGCTCAATCCGTCATCAATCCTGCCCACTATGGAGAAGTGCAATCAGGACCAAGACCTCGGTTGAATCTGCGCGTGTTCATGGCTGAACCCACTTACCCTGAAAATCCACCGGCGTTAAATTCTCGCCTTGTTATTGACATCAGACGTACACTCATTGTTGATTCAGACGACCCAGATGAGTCTGTTTTGCTTAGTAGTTTTTTTCAGGGATTTGGCTCTGGGACTGGTGATGAATTGCGATTGATGATGCGTGATGATGCTTTGATTGCGAGTGATAGTGTGCCAAATGGAGCGCCGCTTGATACACTCATCTATCTGACATCCGATCAATGGGTGTGTCTAAGTGAGGATTGCTACGTGGCAAGTGATGAGCATTCGGATGGAGCCGCTTTGCGGGATGCTTTAGCAATTGGTGATTCAGAGTATCTCTGCCTCCAGGCGGATGTTTGGATTACTGGTGGCGATGGAGAGGAGACCAACTTTGACTTCAAGTACGCTGAGGATTATAGCGTGTACGCAGCGGGGACCGCATATCTACAAGATACCTAACAATAGGAGGACGCTCTATGGCAGCGGCAAAGAAGTGGATTTCGGGTGTGATTAAGCACCCAGGCGCTCTGACGCGCAAGGCGAAGGGGGCTGGTATGTCGGTTTCGGCATACATTGCTAACCCACCCAAGGGGATTTCGTTGCAGACGCAGCGGCAGATCAACTTGGCAAAGACGCTGTAGTGACTTCGTCGGCATCATGGCCCGAGGAAAGCCAAGTAGCGTCAGCGCAACAACAAACGCCCTGGGGCAATCCCAGGGCGTTTGTTATCTACTGTTGGAGGTGAGCTATGGACGCTTTTGCTTGGTTAGGTCAGATTTTTGAGGCTATCCTGAAGTTTGTTCCTCGCATTATGATTGTGCGAGCTACGCATGGGGGTGTGAAATGGAAGCACGGCAACACTATCAAACCCATGCAACCGGGGCTTCATATTTATTGGCCTCTTGTGACTGAGATCGAAGTGATCGTCACAGCGAGACAGACGCTTAATCTTCCAACCCAGGTGCTCCCGACCAAGGATCAGCGAAAGGTGATTGTCGGGGCTGTGGTTGTTTATCGCATCAGGGATGTTGTGCAGGCAATTGGCAAATCGAATTGGGATGTGGATACCACAATCAATGATATTGCTCTGGCAGGTATGGTGAGTGTGATTGCAAAATACACCTATCAAGAACTACTCGATTCACTTGCCGCTGACAAGTTGAATGACTTGCTCACACATGCGATACGAAAAGAACTACGACAGTTCGGTGTCTATGTAGCCCGTGCTAAGTTGACGGACTTCTCGGATTGCCGTGTCTTCAAGTTGGTCACGGATGGCAACGGACAACGCCACGGGGCATTGTCTACAATTGCACAGAATACTATCTAGTGATTTTGTGCGGGCAGCCTTTGCATTGAGAAAGTTTGACCGCCTCATGGGCTTTGAGTCCCGAAGCCGGTGTCAAACAACAGGCAACGATTCGGGCTTCCCCGGAGTCAGTTCGCCAGACGCGCAAAGCACGCCAAACACAATGAGGCCAGACGGGTCGGAGTCGTCTGGGATTGCTGGGATCGCGTTCGTATCCTTCAATCTCAGATGGCTCCGACTCTTCTTGTTTGTAGACAATCGAACCATCTTCTTCAACGGTTGGTCGGCTCCATTTGCGCACAATGGCTGGATCATCTTGAGTGAGAGCCCGGCCTACCATGACGAAGATTGCCTGTGGCGACCCGCCGGTGTAGACAAGATAGGCGGTCCCTTTTGGATCGTCGGGAGGGGCATGTTCAGGGCAGCCGTCACAAGGCATGATTGCTCTCCTGGAAAGGACACTGTTTACACGTCTCCGGCGTCACGCGCTGTGTAAACACTGCCTTGGGTTCATTGCAACGGGCGATGATACCGATGCATCCACAATTCGGAAATCGCACGGCGGTGTATAGGCGGGCCGCACAGGGGTTCCAGAGAGGCCGCTGGCACCACGGGTTGTCTGGATCAGCCTCAAACCCATCGGCAATACGTGGGGGTTCCCAATCGCCTTCCTTGCGTTCGTAGATGAGAGTGCCATCGGACTCAAAATGGAATCGACGATCTCGCCCTACTACGTAGGGTGGGAGGGTGTCCATAACTTGGGTGATGAGATTGGTCACGAGACGCCTGCTTGGAAGCGGAGGAGACGCCGGTAGAGTTCGGCTGTGGCTTTGCAATCTGCTAGGGCATCGTGGGCGTGGTCATTGACGATGCCAAGTTGGGCGCAGAGAGCCGTGAGGCTGACTTTGGAGAAAGGTATCTTTTCACCCAGGAAGAAGGCGCGATCATTCAATGCAATGGCGAGTAGCATGGAATCGCGGGCATGGCTATGAAACATTTGGTCTACCATGTCCGGCCCGAGCCAACCCTTGAGAAAAGATGACTCGAAAGCCCAATTGTGGGCCAGTGGCACGATGACTTTGTTCTGTGGAAGGTCGAGACGATTGAACCATTCGCATAGCAGATCAACAGCACGGTCTTGTTCGGGTGCATGAAGCAACAGCATGTCCATGTCGATACCGTGGACATTGAAGGCACCACTTTCAACCCGCTCGGGATGGGCAGGTTTGACGTTGATGTAGAAGGGGCGCACTTCTTTGAGTGGAAAGAACTCAGCATCCAGGGGAAGGATGGAGATTTGGATAATCTCACTGTATCCAGGTCGCCGGCCGGTTGTCTCAAAGTCAATGGCAGCCATCAGACTGCCAGTGAGATGTGGAAGTCCTGGGTAGACTTTGCTCATTTCTTCCTCGTTTTGCGCGTGCGTTTGGTTGTTTTGCGCTGCTTGGATTTGGCGGGCTGATAGTTCGGCATGTCGTTGAGTTCGGCCGGCAACAGTCCGCGCTCGATCATTTCCTCGTAGTGAATCAGGGCCATTGCATTGAACATGATGGCGGCCAGGTGATCTTCGTCTTGCTGACCTTGCTGATAGTGCATGACATGGCGCTTGAGCGAGGCGATACACCGTGAGAAGGGCATTCCTTTCTCCCAGTTTCGCTCGGCATACTTGGCTGCACCCATGCGGAGCCAATGCCCCTGTCGTTCCTCGGCGAATGGCGAGATCAGGTCAGGACGGGGCTTGTCGTCGGCCGTATCACGGATTGCCATGTTCTTGCCAAAGGATTGCCGTTTGCCACTGTCGGTCATGCCATACTTGCTCATATTGACTCCATTGTTTCTGGTTCATCGGGATCGGTGTCAAGTTCATTGACGGTAATGAAATCACCCCCGTGTTCTTGGGCGAGTATTTGGTGGTGTTCGTAGAAGTCACGCGGGGAAAGATCGAATGCCGCAACACAAGAGGCGTGTAGGATGGAGCGAGTCACTTGACCGTCATACTTATAGACTCGGATTCTCATAGTCCATCTCCTGGAATCTGGGCATCTGTTAGACGTTGCAGATTTCCGTTGGCATCTCGATAGTGAGGTTTGGCATCAATGATTTCAATGTTGCCGTGTGCGACAGGTGGAACCTTAGACAAGGAATAGTTGGGAATGAAACGAACCCCACCCGACCCGCGCCAAGTATGGAAGCAATGTTCTTTGACAAAGGTAACGATGTTGGGATCAGGATGGTTATTTTCTTTGCACCAGAGTTGATAGGCTGCAAAGAGTGTAGAGGTTCTAATCTTGTAGCCGGGAGCAATTTGAACTTTGGTATCAAGGAAGATTTGTAGTGGGGTGCGGTTGCTTTCGGCAATGTCGAGTTTGCTTTCCGTCTCCACAATCGGAATCTGGAGGCGTCCCATTGGTGGCGGCAACTTGCAATTCATCAAAGAGTAGATGAAGTGAGGTGCCTCTTGTCGGAGATACTCTTTCATGCGGAACTTAGGAATCTCTTGTTCCGGGAGTAGGTCTGGCACGCGAATGACAACGATGCGCGTGTCTCCCTTAAAGACTGGACAGAAATTGCGGTCGTTGGCGACTTGAATCCAGTGGGTTGTGTTTGGAATCTGGTAGGTGTTCAACCGCATCTTGCGAAGTGGAATCATGTAGGCCGTGACATACTCTTTGATTCGGGGAAGGGCAACCTTGTGATGCGAAAGGTCTAGTTCTTCCACATAACACAGCACTGCACCTTCAAGTTCACCATTGAAGTCACCTGTTGTAGTCAGCACCTTAGCAGCACCGATGACTCCACGGGTGACGATGTAGCTGAATGCCTCATAGAGAATTGACTTGCCACAATTCTCGTTACCCCAAAGGAAAATGTAGGGCAACTGTCGGAAGGGATGCCGAACTAAAGCGGAGAACCAGCAAAGCAAGTATTGGGCACCGGTAAGGATACCGTGCTCGCGTGCCCACGGGAGCGCGCGAAGTACGGGCGTCAATTCGGTGCCAACATGGTTTAGGATCAAGTCCCAGTGAGGATGTTGTGGCACTTCATCATCTTTGAGTTCGGCAATCGGGTAGAGGAATTGAGGGGCTTTTCGGTTCCATTGTCGTGCCCCTGGATATTCAGATTGAAAGGGAAGGCTGACTAATTTCCACGGATTGTGAGAACAGCCACCCATGATAACCTCTGCCTCTGGTTTTGATTGTCCGGCACTCTGAAGGACCATTTTGACATTGCTAGAGTGCTCGCCGCCCCACTCTCCATTGGTAGACTTGTGCATCCATCCGGCTGTGTCGCCGCTTGGTGCGCGCGTGGCCCGAATGATGTCATCAAAGTCAGTGGCCCCAAGTTCGTTTTTGTCGTCGGCGGGTAGTTGTTGATTCAGGTCGCGGACCCATGTTGATTTCTTTTTGATCCAGCCTGCAATCTCTTCACTGTCACCTTTCTTGTGAGCAACACGGACAGCCAATGTTCCATTGCCGGTGCGTTCCAATGAGACTTGTCGATGTTTCCACTCGGGCTCCAATTCAAGAGTCTGACCAATGGAGCGTGCAGCAGCAATTGCTTTCTCGCCGGTTGGGAAGACGTAGAGAGCCTTATGGTCTGGGTCTCGTTGACCGCCATAGGACCGGCAGGCCATGTCCAGATCAGGGAGTCGGTTGAAGAAGCAAGTGGTCCAACCTTGCCCATCCTGAACCCAGGTTTGCTCTTCACTGATGCCAGGGCTGAAGCGATAGACCCGCCAGCCGCCGTTGTTCAATGGAAAGAGAAAGCAATTGGCTTGTCCAGGATTGGTGCCAGGGCTGTTTGTCTTGAAGGTGCCGATCAATCCGAGTTTGGCCCGAATCTTAGGATCGGTCATCAGTTTTTCAAGAGCCTTGGTATGCGTCTGGAGAAGATGATGGTCTGTAACCCAGACAGTTGAGAAACCCGTCTCCATGAGTTCTTGGATGGTGGCTTTATGGATTTCATCCAGTGGAATAATACGGCGCGACGAAGTGAGCATCTCGAAAGGATCAAGTGACTTTTCATCGACCCCTTGGAGACGGATTTTGGTTTGGCGTCGGGTGACAACGGCCAGATGGTCGAGCCAGTTGGGCGGGAGATCAGCAATAGTTAGATTCCGCTCGGCAGCTTTCAGCAGTGAGAGGCCACGATTCTCGCGGGTCAACTTTCGATGCCAGAGCCACATGATATGGCCGCAAGCATCAATCTGAGAGGCGAAGTCGAAGCCAACCAATTCGGACATTTGCCCCAGGATGCACCGAGCGAGAGCAGCGTGCTCGTTGTGGTTGGCAGTTGGGATGCCATCGCCATCGAAGAACTTGTAGATATGGAGCCCCGCACCGCCAGTGCTCAGCCGAATCTCGGCGGTCGGGTCCGCCTTGGCGCGCTCTTTGATTTGGGCCAACATCTCTTCTGAGATGCCAACGCCTTTGGCGTGCCCAGTGATTGCATCGAAGTCGTAGGCAACCCAGCGAGAGCGAAGATTCTTCCAATCAAATCCAGTACAACCTACTCCCTCGGCGTGCAACTCCAGGGGCCAATACATCTCGTAGTCGTTGAACTCTGGCTTGGTATTCGCGTTTTTGGGTACCCGGATGTTGAACCATGTCAGGTTGCCATCAGTCCAGGTATGCCGCCGGCCTTCCACCGGCTCGCCGCCATCGGCTGCTGCGTTGACTTGCACCTCTAAAGTTGTGGCACCGCCCAAGGTAAGGAAGCGTTGAATCAGGTCAAAGCCGGGATGCCAGTTTTCTTGGGATGCAAGAAAGCGGTTGATTGCTTCAGTTACCGTTGGCATGAGTAACCTTTAAGTAGATGTTTCCAAGTCCGTTGGTTGAAGATGCATGAGATTGTTCCAGGTGAGACACCTAGCCGCCGTGCCCATTCATTGCAACTGATGCCATTTGATGCACGAATTTGCAGGACAAGGGCATCGGTAAGTTTGGCCTGCGGATGGTGGATTCCTTTAAGTGGTTGCTGTGCTCCGCCACGGGCGCGGCCTTTTGTTACCATGTCTCTAACGTCATCTTTCATGGTACCAAGAAAATGATGACTTGGATTGCAACAAAGGCGATTATCACAGCGATGACACACTAGCAATTCACGGGGTCGCAGTGGGTTAAGGCGTAGGCAAGACGATGTGCATAGAGATGTCGTTGGCGGATGGTTAGTTGGCCGTATCCTTTCTGCCCATTGGTTGCCCCTTGCCACTCCCAACAAGCTGTTGGGCCACCGGATTGATCGACTTTGGACCAGAATGAAGCAATTTCGTCTTGGGTGAGTTGTGGAATGGGTTTGTGTTTCATATCCCACCCAGTTGGAGGTATCGGTCAATCAGGTCAGCGCCGGGATGCCATTCTTGTTGGGCAGCAAGAAAGCGCCGAATCGCTTGGGTTACTGTCGCGTCTCAATATAGGTACGGCCAATCGAGCTATTTTCTTGCACAAAATCGGTAAAAGTGGCGTGAACCGGAAATCTGGTATAATCAGAAAAATCGCGCAAGAAAGAATGCCGTTTGGCCGTACCTATAGTGAGATGAGTAATTCGGCGCTGGATTCGACCATGCCTGATGAGTTTCGGCTTATCCCCACTGAAGAGTTAGTTGACTCCCCTCTAATTCTTCGGGAGGTGAAAGAGGGAGGTGTCGAATACTTGGAGATGCGCGATTCATTGGCTGCTCGCGGTTTCCTCAATTCTATCTGTGTGCGCCCGTCTCCTCGGGTGCCTGGAAAGTTTGAGGTTGTCGATGGTCGCTATCGTTGGACGGCTGCAAAAGAGATTGGATTGCCAGCTATCCCGTGCATCGTCAAGTTTGGTTTGAGTGATACAGACGTGTTGGCAATGCAGATTGCCGCGAATGCAGTGCGCCCGACTACTACAAAGTCTGAGTTTGCTTTGCAGATTCGACGTGTGCTCCAGAGTGATGTTGGCATGACAATGGCCGCGATGGCGCGCACGCTTCATAAGAGTCCGACTTGGATTAGTTGGATGCTTCAACTAACAGCGCTCCCGATTGCCATTCAGCGTTCAGTGGATCGTGGTGAAATGGCTTTAGAGGCGGCCTATCATCTTAGCAAACTGCCAACTCAATTGAGAAGTCAGTTTGTTGATGAAGCTCGAATACTGTCACTGCCGGAATTTAAGGCAGCGGTATTGGGTGCTTTATCGCAGTATCGAATTGCTATTAAGCAAGGTAGGCTAGAACGATTTTACGAGGGATTTACTCCTCGGCCGTGGTTGCGAACATTTCGAGAGATTCGAGAAGAACACGAGAATCTAAAAGTTGGTCCCATGCGAATTGTAATCACGAATTGCAAGACTGCTTTGGAAGGTTGGCGTTTGGCTTTTGAGTGGATTCTTCATCTGGACCCCGACAGTCTTGAACGCACGAAGCGAAGATACCTGCGTAAGTTGAAGCCCGCAATTCTTCGTAGACAGGAGAACAACCATGACGTGAGACCTGTCACGGATGATGTTGAAGTAACCTGATTTTTTCCCTTTTCTCTTGAGGAGTTTTCAATGTCTGAGAACGCTTTGATTCTGATGAACTTAGAGCAACTTCCTTCAACTCAGATTGGCACCGATCAGGATTTCGCTGCCATCGCTAAGTCATCTAACTTTCTTCCCCGTCTTCAACTCTACACGAAGGGTAAGGCTGTCAACCGGAAACTCGTCGGCCCCGGCAATTACGGTGTCCCTCTTTCTGAAGATGAGGTGACAGACCTGGGTGATGAGATCGACATTCTGCCGCTCGCGCGCCGGCCCAAGGCCATTGACATGAGCGACATTGAGAATATCATCTCGGTCTACGACGTGAATGACCCTGAGTTTCAGCGCATCTCGAAGACGGCCGAACAGAAGGATAGCCACTGCATGTTTGGCCCTAGCTTCCTCGTCTATGAGCGGAGTACGGGTCAATTCTTGGAGTTCTTCTGCGGTACGAAGAGTATGCGCACTGAAGCCAAGAAGGTTTTTCCGTATCTTCCGCTGACGCCGGCCATGATTGAGGCCAATCCCGATCTCATGGGACAGAAGCCGCATGGCCCCATTCCGGTGACGTTGAAGTCCAAACTGGTCGAGCGCGGCACTTATTCCTGGCATGTTCCGGTGGCTATGAAGTGTTCGACGCCGTTCACCAAGTTGCCTTCGGCGGAGATGATCTACAAGGAAATCGAGAAGTTCCTTGCGGTCAAGAAGGAAGGGGCCGAGGTCGTCCTGGAAGCCGACAACCGGAAGGAAAGGGTCCGCTAAACGAAAGATCGGGTCAAATAGATTGGCCCTTTCATACCGTTTGTGACGACTAAAGCAATACCTAGGTTGGATAGCGTTCAAGCGAGGCAAGACGGTGTTGGTCGGTAGCGAAGCCTACACATCCAAGACCGACTCGCGGAACGGCAAGATTGTGGAACTTGGTCCGGCGAAAACGATCAACGGACTTTGC